AGTCCTAAATCCTCTATTTTTGGCGGAAACAAGCGAACTGGCGACAACTGGCCACGACCAGCCCCGATTAGAAACGACCACTAAAAGTGGTGCGCTATCGCACGCTGCCGTCATTGGGGATTTCTCAGAGAAGGTCTTGGGCGTCAAATTGCAACCGTGGCAGTACCGAATATTGCATGGCATGACAGAATTAGACTCCGCCGGTGACTTTGTTAACCGCGTCGGTTTGTGTTCCGTGGCCAGACAAAATGGGAAGACAACTGCTATGGCTGCGGTTATTGGCAGCTGGTTAGCAACCCAAGGTTTTGGGCGCGGCAAACCCCAAACGGTCATTACATGCAGTCACCAACTCGACTTGTCTACCGCGCTATTTAAATACCTTGCACCCATTCTTGGCGCCAAGTTCAATGCCAAAATATCTTGGTCATACGGCCGCATGAACCTAGAGATGCCAGACGGCAGCACATGGCTAGTTAGAGCTGCGACCCCACAAGCCGGCCACGGTTACAGCGCCGACCTTATTTGTGTTGACGAAGTGTGGTCAGTTTCCGAGGCCGCCATTGACGAAGGCTTGTTGCCGTCCCAGCGCGCCCGCAAAAATCCATTAATGCTTATGTTCAGCACCGCCGGCACCCCAGAGTCAAAAGCCATGTTGCGGTGGCGCGAGCAAGGCATACGCGCTATTGACGCTGGCGACCACGGCCCGCTCTACTTCGCTGAGTATTCGCCGCCTAGCAACATTGACCCAATGACCCCCGAGGCTTGGAAGTACGCAAACCCCGCGCTTGGCCACACGCTCGACATGCGCGTTATTGAGGCTGAAGCCAAAGCCCCAAACCGCAACGCGTTTCTACGTGGGTCGGTTAACACTTGGACTAGCAGTCACTCGGGCTGGTTAGAAAACGGCCTTTGGGAGGCGTGCCTGTACACCGGTGAAGTCCCATCGGGGGGTGTGCTTGCGATAGAACAGTCAATCGATGAGGCGAGATACGTCGGGGTGCGCGCCGTGCGCGTAGAAAACAAGACAGTAATTACTACTGCTTTTGACGTGGACAACATGGCCGAGATGTGGGCATGTGTCGAGCGCGAAGTAGAACGTAACCCGCAGCTGCGTATCGCAATAACACCAGTGCTAGAAACCCATTGCCCGCCCAAGCATGAGCGCCGCCGCACCATCGTTGGCTACCGTGAGCTACTGAAATGGACTCTTGCTGTACGGTCACTAATCGTGGAAAACCGCATAGGCCAGACTGGCGAAAAACTACTTGCCGAGCATGTCGAGCGCGCCGTAATGATTAAACACCAAGGCAGTGTGGCGCTCAGCTCTACCCGTAGCCCGGGGCCTATTGAGTTAGCCCGGTGCATGGTATGGGCCGCCGCTTTAGAGTCGCGCCCAAGTTCTGCCGGCAAGCCTTTACTTGTTATCAGCAGGTAGTACACTCAGTTGTGGACAGCCGGCCATTTCGTCGGGATTTGGTCGGTTATCCACATTTACCCACATAGGAAATGGCAAGATATCCACATGGCTTTATTTGGACGTAACAAAGTTGCCGCGGTAGGCACTTCACAAGACCCAGAGATTAAAGCCGCCGTGGGCTATGGCACCGGCGGTAATGCTGGCGCGTCCCAAATTAACAACTTCTATGCGTACACCAATGGCGAAATGCGCCAAATTGCTATGCGCGTACCGACCATTAGTCGCGCTCGTGACCTTATGGCCAGCGTCATTGGTTGTCTAAAACTTGAGATGTACCGCGACATTTGGAACGGCGAAGAATTGGAACCCGTTCCACTTGCCCCACGCGCTTGGCTCGCTCGACTAGACCCCGACGTGCCAAATAACTTTTGTCTAAGTTGGTTATTCGATGACCTTTTTTTCTACGGACGAGCGTTTCTTTATGTAAAATCTAGAACTGCTGACGGGTACCCCGCCTCATTTGAGCGCCTACCAGCTGCAATGGTTACCACTCAAGACCAAGCAGGCCCCGTATGGTTTGGGCCGTCTAAGCAAGTCTATTTTTCTGGTCTGCCCATTGAGTCCGAAAACTTAGTGCAGTTCCTTTCACCAATCCAAGGTTTGCTTTACACGTCGAGCGAAGCCATTACAACTGCTTTACGTTTAGAGGCCAGCGCACGACGCAATGCCGAGTCAGCCATACCGGCGGGCGTATTGCGCCAAGTTGGCGGCGAACCTCTAAGCGGCCAAGAGCTAGCCGACATGGCAGCAGCTTTTAACGCTGCGCGCATGACAAACCAAACGGCAGCATTAAACGAGTACCTGACATACGAGGCCACTACGGCAACGCCCGACAGAATGTTGCTTGTCGAGTCCCGCGACTTTCAAGCCCGCGAACTCTGCCGCGCTGCAAACATTCCTAACTACCTTGCCGGCATTGACCAAGGCTCATACCAGTACACGACCAGCCAAGGTGCCCGCGCCGACCTTTACCTATTTGGCGCCAAGGCTTTTATTGACTGCATTAGCGAAACATTGTCTAGTGACAACGTATTACCCCACGGCACTTACGTTAAGTTTGACGTAGAAGAATACCTAAGCGAGTCCTACCTAGGCGACTCAGAAGTAGAAACAGAAACAACAATAGAAACCCCGAGGTACGCAAATGATTAGGTTTACCCCCAGCTCTTTTACTGTCGAGGCCGCAAAAGGCGCAACGCCTAAGCGCACAATTTACGGTTTAGCCGCGCCATACAACGTGGCTGCACGTACCAGTACGGGCCAAGAGGTGCTTTTTTTGCCGGGCAGTTTGCCAGTTGACGGCCCCGCGCCAAAACTTATGCAGTACCACGACTCGACAAAGCCTATTGGCATTGTGACCGAGCGCGTAGAAACACCTGAAGGCGTAATGTTTGCCGCGCGCATTTCAGCCACTAACGCTGGCGATGAAGCATTAACACTTGCCCAAGACGGCGTGCTTGACTCGGTAAGCGTTGGCGCGACCCCGACAGAGTGGACAATGGTAGACGGCGTTATGCACGTCACCGCTAGTGTTTGGTCAGAATTAAGCATGGTTTCCGAAGGCGCTTTTGCCGACGCGAAAATCCACCAAATTGCTGCCCAATCTGATATAACATCAGTAGAGACGGAACCCGACACCGACGAGAACGAAACCGAAGAAGAAACAACAGAAACCCCAGAGGAGTTAACCGTGTCGGAAAATCAAGCACCAGTAGTAGAGGCATCAACACCTACAGCTCCTTTGTGGGCAACTGCTAAACCACAATTTAAGTTGCCATCACCTAGCGAATACATTGCAGCAATGGCAGCAGGTAGCAGCGCGTTTGCTGAAATGAACGCACGCATTAAAGCAGCTGCGCCAGACATCACCACCGCCGATACACCAGGTATCTTGCCCGAGGTCATCACCGGCAGCGTGTACGACTCGCTTAACCCCATTCGCCCGTTTGTTAGTGCCATCGGTACAAAAGCAATGCCAACCGCTGGCGCAACATTCCGCCGACCAAAAATTACGGTTCGCCCAACAGTTACACAGCAGCCAACCGGTCAGCTCAACACGCTCGACCCATCAACCGTGACCGTTGCAAACAACGACGTGAGCAAACTTACTTTTGGAACTTACGTAACCGTTTCGGAACAAGACCTTGACTGGTCAGACCCCGCTTCAATTAACATTATTCTTGAGCAGTTGGCAATCGCTTACGGTCAAGCAACCGACAACTACGCAGTAGACCAGTTGGTAGCACAAACCACACAAACCGAAACGCTTAGCAGCTTCTCAGGCCAAGACATTGTCGAGGCAATTTACGGCGCGGCTTATCAAATCTCAAACACAAGCAACTACTTGCCAACCCATTACGTCGTGTCACCCGTGACATGGGCAAAACTTGGTATGGCCGTAGACAACGACAACCGCCCAGTGTTCCCATTCGTGGGCGCACCCGGACTGAGCGGTATGAACGCAGCAGGCACACAGTCTGCAACTTCATGGAACGGTAACCCATTGGGCTTGTCGCTTGTAGTTGACAAAAACATGACTGGCGGAACCACGACCGGCACACTTTCTGGTGTAGTTGGTCACGCCGCTGGCGCTGCCGCTGGCTTCGAGTTTTACGAGCAGATGAAAGGCGCAATTTCAGTGGACGTACCAAGCACACTTGGCCGCACTATTGCGTTCCGTGGTTACGCAGCTGTCTTCATGGCAGACGCAACCAAGTTTGTAAAACTCGTAAACGCATAACCCGAAAGGCGGTTATCCGCCATGGCGGTCTACTCAATCACGCACAAGCAAATCGTTGATAACTACGGCGTGCTGCAACTGCTCACTAATGCAATAATTCAGCCTGGCGACAGCATCACAGTCGCGGCCGTTGACGCAACATTCAACGGTACGCGCACTGTCTATGCTTGCCCGCAGTTCTATTACTTAGGCGTGGACGAGTACGGCGACCTGCTTTTTAACTACGACTTGCCAATACAAAACCAAGTCTTGTTCGCTTTAACGGCGGCGGACGTCGAGCGCGGCCCAGCCACCGGCACGCTTACGTATGCGCCTACATGCACTTGGATTACAGCCGGGCAAATTGAAGACTGGTTAGGCATCGGTACCGCTACGGCCGCCGATACAACATTCTTGACGCAGTGCGCGTCAGCTGCGAACGCTTTTGCATTTCGCCGACGTCAGGAGTCCGGCTGGATAGATAGCCCAAGCAGTAGCCCGAGCGGTGACGTAACGCTTGGCACCATTCAGTACGGCGGCATGTTGTACCGCCAGCGCGGGTCTATTGACTCGTTCGCCAGTTTTGGCGACGGTGGCGCGGTAACCGTTACGGGCCTCTCAGGCGTCATTAAACAACTGCTTGGCATTGACAGACCGCAAGTGGCCTAGCGCATGCCAGTGAACTACACAGACCTCTTCAACGAGGCTCTAGACGACCTCGTAGCGACGCTCAGCGCCGTAAGTGGCTTGCAGGTAGTAAATGACCCGCGCAATTTGTGCCCCCCGTGCGTTTTTATTGACGCGCCAACATTCGAGGCGTTTAACTTTAACATCGTAAAAATGTTGTTTCCCGTGCGCTGCATCACTCTTGGCCCAAACAACCTGGACGCGCAACGGTCACTCATGAACCTTGCCGCCAAGGTTATTGGCGCTAAAGTTGGTGTGCAGGACGGCCGCCCAACCATCGCCATTATTGGTGGTGCTGAGTATCCGGCCTACGACTTGACCATAGCCATGCAGGCCCAAACCGGTTAGGAAAACATGTACGTAGTAAACAGTCCCAGAGTCGGCATCGTCGGCGAACCTTTTAACCCAGACGGCCACGACGTCGCCTACCTTTTGGCTGGCGGTTTCATTGTCGAGAAATCACACACTAAGCCCGCAAAATCTGCTAAAACAGAACTAGAAGAAACACCCGAGGAGTAAACCCCATGGCAACCAGTACCTATCTCTCAAATCCAAACGTTCTTATTGGCGCGGTTGACGTGTCAGACCAGTGCACAAGCGTGACATTGAACTACACGGTAGAAGCACTTGAAAGCACCGCATTTGGTGGAAGTGCTCGCGTTTACACTGCTGGCCTACAGTCCAACGAACTTACGTTGACAATGTATGCGAGCTACGCATCAAGTGAGTCTTACGCAACATTGGCACCACTGGTCGGTACACAAATTGCAACCATCATTGTTTCACCAGCTGCACCAACAACACCTGGCACGTACACCGCAACTAACCCGGGCTTTACTATCTCGGGCGGATATTTAGAAACGCTGCCAAGCATGAACGCGTCAATGGGCGAACTAGCCACCATGGATATTGTTATTCGCGGCGGCATTTACACCGTAGACGTAACCTGATAACAACTAACCCGAAAGGTAGCCCGACATGCAATTACGGCTAAAAGTACAACGACAAAACGAAGACGCCTACGAAGTAACCACTAACCTCGCTGTCATTGTCGCATGGGAACGACGTTTTAAGCGTCGCGCCAGTGACCTAGGCTCGGGCGTTGGCATGGAAGACTTAGCCTTTATGGCTTACGAGGCCAGCCAACGCTCAGGCGTCATCGTGCCCGCATCGCTTGACGCGTTTATAAACACCATTGAGAACCTAGAAGTAGTGGACAGCGAGCCGGCAACTTTTACCGTGCCGGAACTATCCGGCGACAGTTAGCAGAGCTTCTATTACACACGGGCTGGTGGCCCCCAAGTGTAGACTTTGAGTTACCAGACTTAGCCACCGTTATAGA